GGCTTCTTAGCCTTTGGTTCTTCGACCTTCTTAGGCCGACCCGGACCACGCTTGACCTCTTCCATCCAACCAGCGTTGAAATGCTTGGGATCATAAAGGTCGAACTCCTCACCGGGCTTCCATCGTCGGCTTGCGTAGATGCCGCGATTCTTTGCTTTGACTTTCATAAGTGTATAGGAGGAGGATTGCTCCCCCTCCTCTCCTGATCAACTCAATTACACGTTGACGCGAGTGTTAGTCGAAGTCCACTGGTTTACATCCTTAGTGAGGAAAGCGTTGACAGCACCTGCCGTAGTCGTGGCACCACTAGTCGTTACTCGCAATCCCAACCACTGCTTGTAGTCGGCCTTTGGCAGCGAAATCTTCCACCTAGTCCCGACAGGGAACGAACCCACGCCAAGAACAGTGGTTTCCCAAATCGTAATCGGAGTGCCTGTCAAAGCCTCGTCAGTCGCCGTAGTCAACAAAATGTTGACGCTAGCCCCAGAACCAACAAAGGCTGTAGTGACTTCCAACACAAAAAACATCTGTTCGCCAGCCGAAAAATCGACCGTTGCGTTATCCGCAATCAAGGGGTGCAAATTAATTGCATCGCCCTTTTTAACATTGGCCGCAACGGCATTAGTGATTAATGCTGCATCTGCCATTTCCAAACTTGAATCAATAATCATCTTAACGTTCTCCTATTAGTCAACGTATTCGGCTTCAGTCATTGTAATAGCATCAACCTTTCGGATAGGAATGCCGTCGAAAGTCAGGGTGCTACGACCACCGACCTCGTCCATGCCAAGCGTTGATTGCTTGACCTTGTTCACAAACTGCTGGCGCAGTGCCTGCTTAACCTTGCGGTTGCAGTAGAACGAAGCGCGACCCATGCTAAGGCTTGGGATAAGCTCACAAGCATCCGACATCATCGCTGTAAGATCAGCAATGCCACTGGCTGATGGGTCTGCGCCAATGCCATCAGCGTCAACAACCATACGCACAGCGTATCGCCAGTCGCGAACACTCAGGCCACAGCACCACTTGTAGTGGGTTCGGTAGGCTTCCATGCGACCGCCACTGTTGGCAGTTGTGTCTTCAATCGTAACTTGGCCCTTGTCTTCCTTGGAAAGCCCCATTTGACTGCCCTTGGAGTAGATGCCGTGGATCGTGTTCGGACCCCAAACAACTAGCCAGATGCTAGTGCCAACGCCGCTAAGAGCAGTGCCGCCATAGTTAGTGTCCTTGCCGACAATAATGTTCTCGGCACTTTCAGCATCCTTATCATTATAGCGAGCCAGAAGTCCCGTAAACTCTTCTGAGGCAACCGACTCATCGCCGTAGAACAGCGTGCTAGCCAACTCTTGGTTCATGCCCTCAATGTGCGCCATGTCTTCCGACATACGGAAAGCAGCAGTGTTGCCATTGAGATCAGCCAGTTGCTTATCAACTTCGGCGTAGGCTTCCATGTTACCGATAGTGTCGGTTACCTGGACCGTCTCACTCTTGGATGGCTGAACACCACCGTAGAGCTTACGCCAAGTTGGGGCCGGTAGACCTGAACGGATAGTCGTGCGGTGACCAGTCTCCTGGTTACCTTCTTGCCAAACCATGTCCTCAAGGACTTCGTTGGTCTGTGAAAGCGTCTCTACAATCGTAGCGATGCTCTTATCTGGGTTCTGTCGCTTGGTGTAATCAAGCAGTGTGGGGTGCGTAGTTGCACTTACTACAGCCATAATCTAACTCCTAACTCATCTTACTGTTGTTATAGAAATCACGGGCAGTGAACGCTTGGTTCTTGTCCGCATTAGCACCAGTGAGGAAACGATCCTCGCCAATGTCTTGGTGCGTCCTCACGAGAAACCGGATGATCTCCGGGTTATCGCCAAGACCTGTTTCCCCTAGCAGCGATTTGAGTTCCGGGGTTCCATAGGCATCCAATACTTGAATGGCTTTGCCAAGGTTCTCCGGCAACTTGTCTCCTCCGATCTCAGGATCGGTCTTGACTGAGTTGACCCACTCGGAACGAAGGTTTTCAATGTAGCCTTCATTCTCTTTCTTTAGAGCCGGGGCGACTCCATTAAGCACTTGCTGGGCCTGATCTTGGGTAAGATTCAGGTCCTTCGCGACTTCTGAAAATGCCTGCACCACCGATGAATCTGTCTCAAGACCCGATCCCTCTGGGGATTGGAAGTCATAAGACTCGGGGGCACCTTCAGGGGGAGTCGCTTCCACTGGAGCTTCTTGAGGCTCAGGTGGTTGCTGCTGGTTTTGCTCTTCTTGCTTCGGCTCCTCGGAAGGAGTGGTTAGCAAAGATTCCGCAACCTGCCCGTCGTTTTCAGTTTCAGGGGTTTCTGTTTGCGTCTCTGTCATGCGATTCCTTGATCATCAAGGTAAAATGGTTAGGGCAAGCCTCTAGCAATTCGGATGCGATCTTAGTCCCGATGTCGTGCGCTCCGGCGTTTTGGCTTTGAACCAACCCATTAGAGTTTGCAACAGGGGACATAAACCGCATTTCGGATAGCCAACGCCAAACAACTCGGCGACCTGACTGTGCCTTCATGAGCCAGCACAAGTCCTCTTTATACAAATTGATACGCTGCTTCACACGGTTAGACCGTTCAAGTGAAGCCTCGTCATCTATCGGCATTAGAGAATCTTGCTGAATCACGGCAGGCAATGTATCACAGAAAAGATCCTTTAACTCACAAAGCGATATGCTTTTTTAAATTGGCATAGCCTTTTTGATAATGATCGACACGGCATTTGATGCCCACTCCTGCCAAGCCATAGCCACATTGCTTAGTTCTGCGGCACCTAGATTAGCCATTTGAGCCTTAACATGATTAACCTCTGCTTCAGCAGCAGCAGGATTAGTCAAAGCCATCGTGGTTAGCCTAACTGCATCACTAGCGATAGCTTGTAGCAGTTCTTGCTTGGCTGGATCTGTGATTGACTCTTTAAGCGTATTCATCAAAGCGTCAACGTCAGGCATCATGTCACTCATTTTGGTTGCGCCTCCAGACGCATCTTCCAGGTAGCCAAAGTCCGCATACGAGAGGCTTTGGAATCGGGGGTTAGATTTTCGTCCGCTTGGACATAAGCCTCATACTCTGGCGCGATAGCCAAGTAAGTGGCCTTATCCGCAGCGTGATATGCAGTAGCCACAGATAAACCGTTGCAGCTAGAAAGCATGAATAGACATGCAAGAAGAGGAGACAGTCGTTTCATAAGATCAATCCTTTGAGGATGGTTTGGTTGGTTTGGCCGGTGGAGCCTTATCTTTTGGCTCGTGACCATTACCGTTTGTGTCTTCAGGTTTGGCTGGTCCACCTTCACTAATAATTGAGCGCAGATTCGCCATAAGTCCTGTAACCAGAAGGGTTAGCAGGGCTGAGGCAACACTGACACTGTCATCAGGTAGCGTGCCCATTCCTAGCATGGCAATGAAACCTCCAATCAACAGCACCAGGATAGCTGGCGTTGTAAGTGCCAGATTTGTGCGAGCCTTCTCGCTGGCGCTTTGACTCATGCGGAGCTTTGCTAACTCTAACCGGACTTCGTCTTGTCGCAATTGCTGCGCTGCGCGTGCAGCCTCCCGCTTTCGCGCCACGATAGCTTTATACTTAGCCCGCTTCACGAGTCTCCTCGCGCTTCATACGCAATGCTGCACGTTCGTCTTTCACGATGAACGTCTGCTTGTTAGGAGTGTTGTCTTCAAAGTTATCATTGTTCGCCATGGCTATCTCATAAGTGCTTCATAATGATGGCAGCAGCAACCGGGATCGCACCACCTAGCAGCCCAAAGAAGCCAGCAAGCAATCCGACTTTCAAATGAAGAACAGCAAGTTGAGACTCGAACCTTGTTAAGTTTGCTTGTGTTGTAGTTTGCATTTTAGAAAGCCTTGTGATTTCGGATAGCACCATCTTTTCGTAGGTGCTCCACCCGTCTTGATCTGTCATTACATTTACCGGGCTGCTGTCCGCGTTGAAGTGAATCTGTGCCAGTCAATTCGCAGTTCACGCTCAGTAGTGCCTGCGGTCTTATCAATACGAAAACCGATACCCATACGATCAGTGTTCGTTGGGATGTTGCTTTCGTGACTCGCCTTTTGCACTCCGTCGATGTAGTAAGCAATCGAGGCTCCGTCAGCAGGCACTACGATCTTGAGCACAACAAAGGTTGTGTCATCGCCTACGGGTGCTGTTGTTGTGACGGTCTTAGTTTCAGTGCCGTTCCTGGCCGTTGCCGCGACCCAGTAGTCACCGTCAACCGAGCGCCGGTAGATCCAGTATGCGTAATCATCTTCGGTCCCCGCACCTCGATTGAACTTGTTGCTAAAGCCAAACGTAGCGTTGTATTCCTCCCCGCTGGTTGATAACGCTTGCAGGTTTATTCGCGACTCAAAGGTGTAGGCTGTCTCGTTGTTAAACACGAGCGAATTGTTCCACGAGAAGATCGCATAGCGACCCGATGTGCCCGTGCCTGTTCTTAATTCAACCGCACCTGTTGCGTTGCTTGTGTCGTTAATCGTCTCCCACGATGTAGCAAAGCCACCACCGCTACCGTTTCTATCCCAACCTAACGCTTCCACATCTGGGACTAAGTAGTCTTCAAACCAAACGTGATGCTGTTCGGAATTGCCTACGTCAATGATCTGACGCACAGCTTCGGCTGTAGTTGCTGCGATTAACGTGCGAGCAAAGGAAGTTAGCGTGGCTTGACTGAATGCGTCAGTGCCTGTGCTGTAAGGAACCTTGTCTGCGCCGGTAGCAAGCCCGGCTAACGCTGTCAGAGTAGCGTCTAATGCTTGAGCACTAATGGTAGTTCGAACATCACCGGCATTCGCATCAGCAAGGATGTCCCGACCAATCGAAGTTACAGGAGCCTTTGCAAACGTGTCGCTACCTGTGCCGTAAAGTAGTTCGTTAGCTGAAATGCCTGCACTAGCAATGGCTGTAAGCGTTGCGTCTAGCGGTTGCTTTGTAGCGTCACCGCTAGCAATAGCTGACTTAACTTCGTCATCTATGGCTACTCCTTTAGACTTCAGCTTTTGCCGTAGAGAGACTCTGGGATCACCGCTAACTAAAGGGTTGTCCCGGTTCTCTCCTGCCTTTGAGTAGTCTGGCATGATTACTCAGGAGAGTTTCCAGTTAGTTGATCCATCACATCAGGTGGAGCATCACTCGCGGCCTTTGCCATGTTGCGCGTAATGTTGGACTGCTGAGATTCTGCATCCAACTGGGCCTGAGCAGCCATTGCCTGCTCTCTAGCTTGCCGCAATTCAACGACCTCCTCAGTGCTCCTGATGTGCCCTGGGTTGACTCCTAGCTTGTCACCGTAGTCATCTAGGAAGTTGTCCGTGTTCAGCTTGTCTAGGGCTTCTGGGTGCGACTGAGACAGACCCTGGATCATTCCAATGAACCTATCGTCCGCGCTAGCGCCAACAGCACGTTGGGCTTGAGCGAGCATCGACACAAACTCGACTTGAAGGTTAGTGCCCGAGAGTTCTTCGGGAGGAGGAGGAATCAATCCTGCCTCTAGCATGTGATTGAAAGTAATGTCAATCAGCGGCTCAAGACCTTCATGGTGAAGTCGTTCCAGAGCAGGTCCGAGCATCAGAAGTTTCTCTTCGTGACGCTCTGCAACCTCTGTAGCAGTCATGCTCTTGTTTGTAGACGAGAGCATTAAGAACAAGTCCGCGTAGAAGGCACTGTTAATGCGACCACGAACGTCTTGAATGTCAAATAACAGACCCTGAAGGTCTGGGTTGACTTGCCACAAAGGACGAATGCCTTGCCCGTTGCCGTCAACTTCAGTGTGACCACCAGGAAGCGTATCAACTTCCTTGTTCTTCATCAGAGGTGGACCCTGAGT